CGCACATCAACAACACACCAATCAACGCAGTATCCATATCGCCACTGGTCAAACCATAGTCGACATCGAATTTAAGCTTGCCGTTCTTGGCATAACCCACACCATATGTGTGCAGCTTCTGCCCGGCTAAAGCTTCAAATCTCGATCTATGCCGGCGTTTAACATAGTTTACCAGTAACCCAACAATCCACGTCATTGCAACATTGGATACATGCTGATCGAACCGTGAAGCATCCATGCCAACGGCAACGGGTCTTTTAAATTTGGCCCATTTCCGTTCAATGACCTTCCCAACCTGTCGTGAATTCAATCCCTTCATGACAGTGGTCTCCCCGAAAACCTTATCTATAGATTTAAAAATAAATTTCTCTATAGGTTTAATAAAACAACCATATTCGACGTGGAACCGAGAACTTCTAGGCTGAATAAGTCTCGGTGCAGGGTCCTTTTTCCTATGGAAAGGGATCTTCTCCGCCTTAACGAAACACTTTACAACTGCGTCTTTAGCTGTTAATGGCTCTCTAGCTAACGACTCAACTGCTCTCTCGTATTCTACACGTTGTTTGCCAGTGTACGAAGAGACGAATACATCCTTGGACATTGGTTCAAACTCACGGGAACACGAGAGCAATGCTACTCGATAGCCTTCAAGTGTATCATTAAAATGCGGCGGCTCTGGCACTCGTGGTCTCTCCCAGATACCGGGCTGATCCTGACATAATAACACCCTTTCAAGAACAGCTCTTCCTAACGTATCCACGTCGGGGTTATGCACCCCCCAATTAGCTCGGGGCGCAACACCAACAAGCCCGTAAATCCTCCTGGGCTTAACAGGCAACCCAGCTCTTACAACACGGAGGCGAGCATCAGCCAACTGGGATCTTGTACTGATGCCGCATGTATAAGCTAGGCCCCCTCATTCAGACCCAAAATGGGTCTGAATCACTCCATCCTCATTCATATAGTCACGGTCCATAGCCTTGATGCGTGACACTACCACACTCGTACTCAACATCTCCTTAGCACCAATTTCAGCAGGCGACG